ACCAAGTTGTTTACTTTAGAGGTATATATTTAGAAGCCGATTCTTCAGATGGCACGGTTGATATTCAATCAAAAAACGCCGCTGGAACATGGACTACTGATAGTACCTTTAAGGTGAATAGCGGAAGTAGTGATAGCTTCTATGCAGATGCAGGTTATAAATTAAAAAGAGGTATGAGGGTAATATCTAATTCTGGTATTACTAATTGCGTAATATCTTACACAGCATAAGGAGATAAAATGGAGATACCTACTAATTCCTTTTTTAACATGTCTGGATTACCAGATATGGTAACAAATCCAGATGGTAGTGTTACTATTGGTGGTACTACTTATAAAGATGGTAAAGTTGTAGGTCCTTTTAATTTAGAAACACCTCCTGATGGTGTAACTCAAGCACAATTAGATGCAATAACTAATAATAACGGAGTTTTAGACCCTCAAGACCCAGCTTTTGCTGGTTTAAGTACAGTAGAACTTTTAACTTTAGGACAAACATTAGGAGCACCAACAACTGGTTCAACTTTAGAAATTGATTCTAATGAGTTAGAAACTATAAATCGAGATACGGCAGACTTCAATGCACCAGCAATGTATACTGACCCAAATACAGGTGAGTTATTATCAGAAGAGGATTATTTCGCACTTTATCCTCCTGGTCCGATAACATCCCCTAATGTAACTATTAATGATGATGGAACTAGAGTTAATACTGATCCAGAAACAGGTGTAAAATATTACTTTGCGGCTGACGGAAGTCCTACAGGAGTAATGGATGCAGATGGTAACTTTACAAGTTATGTAGATAATAATGATCCACCACCTCCTGGTAATGATCCACCACCAGGACCAGTAACAACAATGGATGATATTGCTAATTTTTTAACTGAAGGTGGTTTAGGAAGTACAGCTAATTTTTTTAGAGAAGGAAGTGCAACAGCTGATCAAGTAAGAGATTACTTAAGTGGCGATAGATTAGATGAATTTAATGCTCTTATGGCAGGATTTGATCCAAGCACATATACTTATGAAGGAAATTATTCATACAATCCTTATAATCCAGATTTTGGAACAGGTACTGGAAGAGAAACAGTGTATGCATATAATCCATTAACTGGTGAAGCTACAATGATGAATGCCGGTGAAGCAGCAACATTAGGTTATGAAACTTTTAATAGCCCTCAAGAAATGTTAGCAGCTTATCCACAATTAAATGCACCACAAGAAACAAACACAACAGACACAGTAGAAAATGTTGATGATTTTAATAATTTAGCATCTAACTTTGATTTTAATACAGCTTTTACAAATTATTTAAATGAAAGATTTCCTCAACAAAATACTAATAATACTGGGTTGACAGGAATTGGAGGTCTATTAGGTCTTCTTGGAGGTTATGGAAGAGGTTATGGTAACATGTATGGCGGAAGTTATATGAATCCTTCTTATAGCAATCCTTTCTTTGGCGGATATGGTTACGGTTATGGCATGAATCCTTATGCAGGTGGTATTGGCTCTTTCTATGGAAATATGGGTAGCGGGTATTCACCTTCAATGTATGGCTCACCTTTCTTCGGAGGTTATGGAGGTTTTAATTATAATCAATTACCTTACAACCCTTATTCAACATTGTATAATCAATATTCTTCACCTGGATTTAGTGGAGATATGTATACAACAGATTATCAAACTTATTTAGACACACCTTTTGAAGGACAAAAATATTCACAGGATTATCAAGATTATCTGAGCACTAATAATCCTTCCATGTATAACAATCTATTCGGAACAGCATAATGCCTAAACCTACAGCAGCTTCAGTAGATCAAAAAATTGAATCTCATGTTGATGCGTGTAGCGAAAGATATCATGCGATAGATAAAAGACTTTACAGAATAGAATTTATTTTAATAGCAGCTTCTTCAAGTGTAATAGGGTTATTGCTTAAATTAGTGTTAGTTTAATGATAGGAAGAGCTATTCATAATCTTGCAACAAATGTAATTGCACCAGAAGCAAGACAATTTTATGATAATCACATAGCACCTTATTATGTTCCAGGAACAAATAATCTTACTGGGAAACAAGCAGTACGAAATGCTATTAATTCACCTTTATCAATTAATAACCCAATAAATCAAGGTCTATTTTCTTTAATTAAAAAAGGTGGAAATTCTTTATTAGATTTTTTAGGTATGCAAGTAAAAGACCCATATACTTTAAATGCTGATGAAAGAAAATTAGCTAGACATGGTGGTTATAAGCGTGCAAATGATAATTTAGCTGGAATGGCTCCACCTAGTTATGATTGGCGTAATAAGCCTGGGCATACATCAAATATGCGTAATATGGGTTTAGACCCTAGAGACCCTCCTCCTCCACCAAACCCTTATGCTTTTGATCTTTTAAATAGAATGATGGATAGCGTGCCGTCACATCCAAAAGCACCTAGATACAGCACATTTAGTCCAGATGTTTATGGTTCTAAATTAATGGAAGAAGATTTAGGTATGAATGCACAAGGTCAATATACTCAAGATGAACATGATATGATGTATAATTATGCTCAAATGATGAGAAATCAACAAGGCGGTGGATAATGCCTATATCACGCTCTCAAATGAATAAACAAATACAAGACTCAACTAGAGTAAAAAAATTTAACACAGGTGGATTAGTAAGTTATAATGGTCGAGCTATACAACCAGGCACAAGGTCTGGAAATATAGGATGTGGTGCAATAGCTCCCGGTAAAAGAAAATTTACTAAAATAGGATAATGAAATGGCAGTTAGTAATAGTAAGGATTTTGAATTAGATGTTGCTGAATATGTTGAAGAGGCATTTGAAAGATGTGGCTTACAACTACGAACTGGCTATGATCTAAAAACAGCTCAAAGAAGTATAAATCTTATGTTAGCTGATTGGGCTAACAGAGGTCTTAATCAATGGACTGTAAAAGAAAAAATTCAAACACTTACAAAAGGTCAAACAACTTATGATTTGCCAGAAGGTGCAATTGATGTATTGGCTGTTGCAAGTCGTAAAGTTGTAAATGGAAAAGATACAGATACAATCATACAGTCAATTGGTCGTAAAGAATATTTACAGATTCCAGATAAAACTGATGAAAGTACACCAAGTCAATATTTTGTAGATAAACAAATTGCTCCAAAAATAAAAATATGGCCGACATCAGATAACAACAGTGACAAAATTGTTTATAACTATTTAGAAAGAATTGACGATGCTGATCATGGTCCAAACACTATGCAAGTTCCGTTTAGATTTTACCCATGTTTAGCTAGTGGTCTTGCTTATTATCTATCTATGAAAAGAGCACCAGAAAGAACACAACTTTTAAAAGCTGTTTACGAAGAAGAATTTAAAAGAGCAGCAGAACAAGATGAAGTAAGAGAAAGTTATCAGATACGACCTTCTATGCGTAGTTATAGGAGACTAACATAATGGCTTATGCTGCTGGAAAAAATGCTCTTGGTCAATGTGATAGATGTGGACAACGCTATTACTTAAAACAATTACATAAAGAGTGGAATGGATTAAAAACATGTCCTAGTTGTTGGGAACCAAAACAACCGCAGCTAGAATTACGAGTTAATGTAGTAGACCCAGAAGCCTTATGGGAACCTAGACCAGATAAAGACACGCCTGCGGGCGAGGGTGTAGTAAAAACTACTAAAGTAAATGCTTTTACAGATAAAACTCTTGATCCAATAGGTTATGCATTTTCTGTATCGCAAATGGAATCAAATGTTGGTACAGTCACGGTGGTGATAACATGACATTAGATGAATTAAAAACATTAGTACAAAATTATACGCAAAACGATGAATCTGTTTTTGTAAGCACAATAAATGATTTTATTAAAAATGCTGAAGAAAGATTATTAGAACTTGTGCAAATAAATGTATTTAGAAAAACATCTACTGGTACTTCTACATCTGGTAATAGATTTTTAAAAGGCCCAGAAGATTATTTGGCATCATTTTCATTATTAATT